ATAATCCATTAAGCGTATGTAATAGTTCCCAACACAGGCAAATAACCTGTTGTGCAAACAATGTCTGTCATTGGTGATTGAACTTCAAAATATATAACGCCAACAGCACTTGATATGGCCTCATTAACACGGCTCCATCTTATTGTTCCTGCTGGGCTTCCATCGTTTAATATCAAATCATATAAGTTTGCTTGAATGTTTGTTGTAACAGTTGCTAAATCAGTGCTGTATTGTAAGCCTGTTATTGTTATGTTTATTTGATTAGGTAATGGTGCAACAACGGTTACATTTGCTGTAACTGGTCTTAATGTGTTGATATATGTTGCTAAGTTTGCAACGTCTGTTGCAAGCGGTATTCCACCCGTTGAAGCGTATAAATCATCCATGCAAAAACGAACTGTGACCGTGCCAGAGCCTAATTCCTGGGGGGAACACCACGCCCTGGTTACGCCTGCATAGGCCAAGGACCAATTCACATAATCATTTGCACAGCCGCCTTGTGGGGCTAAGGCTGTTCGGGCCAGGATACGGGCCAATAACTCAGCGTCTGTTTCCTGATCTGTGCCACCAGTTAGGCCAGCACTTCCAACGCTTGCTTGGCTTTGAAGGCCAGCTACAGAGCTTGTTAAAGTCACAAGCGTAGATGATGCTTGATTGCCTGCGGAACCGGCTATAACGGCACTAACTGGGATGCTTGCGGTTGTTGTGGTGAATGTGGTTGCGGCTGTTACAACATATTGAATGCTTGATGCTGTTTGAAAAATTACGCCTGTTGAAACAGTTGTTCCAACTGTTCCAGATGCTGTTAAAAATCCAGTTGCTACAGTTGCTGTTTTTCTGTTTAAGCCCCATACCAAAGCCCAACCATCAAGATTTGATCCTGTTGCATACAATGGCGATGTTTGATTAGCTGCATAATTAATAGCATTGTATAATTCACTAACTGCGGCTGATACAGTGTAAGCATGAGCATTAACAACAGTATATGGAAGATTAGCGTCTGACCCAGGAATATTTGAATTTAGATCAGCAATTGTATTAGCTAAAATTTGTTGAAAAGTCGGAATTGTAAAACCAGTTAAACTCATATCTATACCTATAAAATTATCTCTATAGGTATATTTATCTTTGTTTAATTATTTGACTGTATCATATCCCACAAATTATCAAACTTAACTACTGTATTTGTTCCATCTGTTTTGTATATATCAATATAAATCATCAAAGTGTTTAGGGCTGGAATATCAGTTTTAATTATTATTTTTTCAGCAACACCCTGATCAATCATCCATTGTAAAGCCTCTGTTATATATGTCTTTGCTCTTGAAGCTGTTTCATAATTAAGCTTTGAATTTTGAAGCAAATATAATCGTGATCCTGTTGTTAAGCCAGTATAAGCATCTGCCCAAAAACCATGTTGATATGTTGATTTATCAACTAAATCAGTGTCAGAAGGCTTACGCCAAGTTAAGAGGCTTATATAAATTGCATTATATAAATCTCCACCTGTTGCAAGATCGCCATTTGCAATAGAATATCCACCTGAAAGTTGCGTATTATCATAAATTAATGAAATGTCAGTCATAAAAAATACCTGTGAAAATTATTATTCACAGGTATTTATCTTTTTATTATATAAGTATTAACATTGGAGTTGATGTACTTATCAAGATATGTCCCTTTAATATAATACAATTCGATGTTATTTATTGGACATATTTTTCCATGTCCACTTAATATATCTTCTTCCCCCTTTAATAGGGTTTTGTGGACACATTTAACCTGTTGGTCCACCTGTATTTGAAGAACCACTTTGAACATTCGTATGAACGTGATGTTCTAAATCTATGCCACCTGCCGTGATATTTCCAGTTGCTGTGATCGTGCCATTTACGGTGAAATTCCCCGCAAGTGTGGCTGTGCCACCAGTCGCAGTCATTGCGATAGAAGCCGCTGTAACGCTTGCATTTCCGCTCGCATTAACCGTCACGGTTGGGGCTGTGACGGTGACACCAGACGCATTTGCGACAATCACAGAACCACCGAAGGTCACTGTGATTGCCGATTGCGTCATAATAACCGTTCCGGCACCGTTGTTGATTGTGAGCGTTCCGCCCACACCGTTAATGTATATATCAGCGGCTTTTTCCGTCGATAAGGCGATACGGTGAGCACTGGCGGCATTAGACGCTGTAGGTGTGTCCAAGTTGCTATAAACCGCAACATCGCCTGGATGGCCTCCTAACGGCCTGTAGCGACGATCATCTAAGCACAGGGCAACAGCACGGCTTGCCACCATGCCAGGATGAACAACCACACATTCAGCCGCTGAGTTACCAGAAGCGGGCAAGGGGATAGAATTAAAACCATAACTTTGAAGTCTAGGAACATCATTATAAACTTCCCCATTGTAACCGTTCAATTGGACTGCTTGCATCCCACCAGCATCATTAACTAAACTTAATGTCGCACGTTTAACGCTGTTTATCATTCGTCTATCATAATCGCCCATATATCACCTTATTGATTGCTTGTGTTTGTATTGCTTCCGCTATTTGTATCTGTTGCCACGTCTTGCCATCTGGAAAGGGCAGGGTCTTTGAAACTTGGGTCTGGTGTAAATGCTTCGGGTGGCATTAATACCAGTTCACAAGTTGTTCCTGACCCTTGATCAAGTGTATATGTGATTTCAGCAATTACTAAATCTGTATATATATTATAATAATCATCATAAACTGATACCATTTGATTTGTTTTAAACAATGATCCGTCTTTCATTCTCCAATCACTTGTTGAATATGAAAAAGTTGTAGATCGCCCTGATCTATGTGCAATTTCCCAATTGGCACGTTTCTGGCAATCATCACCTGTTCCGTTATATTCCATGACTTTTATTAAAACGCGATTTGCTGGCATGGTTGAATCAACGGCTGTGTAAGACAGGCTTGAACCAAGTTGGTTAGCTACTTCCAAGTTTTGAATGCCTTGACCCATAACAACAATTTTACCATAACGTTGAGTTGCGTTTGTTTCGCGTCGTGATGCAATTATGTTGTTATCAGTTGCTTTTTTTAATCTCTGGAGCTTCCCGCTTCCCGCTGTTCCAGCTTGTGTTAAAAGAAGATTGCCTTTTTCATCGTCTGTAACAATGACATAGCGTAATCTTGCAAGCTTCTCAATTATTTCAAATATTGGTTCGCCAAGTTCTGGCATAAAGTTTATAAAAGCGTCTCCAACATCTGTTGATTTTATAACATCAATTGATTGCTGATTACACAAATCAACAGCAATTTGATATAAATTCATGTTTTGATATGAGCCCATATGTTGATTGCTACAATCAACAATATCTCTTGTCTTACTTCTGCCTGATACATTTATAGAGTGGCTTCTAATGGATATGTTGTCTGCATATCGATCAATGTAACCAGTTAGAACTAAGTCATTGCCGAACCATATTTCACATGGTGCATTAGCCCTAACTTCTACTGGTAATCCGCCAACATCCATTGAAGACATTGATAAAGAAAATGTTGAACACGCTTCATCTAAACTTCTATGAACTTGAACAGATTGCCAACCAGATAAATTAACTCCATTAACAACTAATTTTACTTTATCCATTTTTTCCTTTTAATTATCACTAATAAGAGCATCAATATCTTTTGGCATAAACAAACTATTTGTTATATTTGCTTCATTTCTATTTATCAGGCTGTCGCGTTGTGTTGCGTCACCATAAATTATGTGGGCAACCAAATAGCTTGGAAGTGAAGCACCTAGCGAATATGTCTTTATTTGTGGTTTTTGTGCAGCACGAGTATTTAAATCATCAACAACCGATGATCTTAAAGCACGTAATGCAGTGAATTCATTGGATGATGTGTTTGCATCTAATAAAAGACTGTCTATTGATGCTGTGATGGTGTTTCTGTCTGCAATAACATCACTATATGAAGCATAATTATAAACAGTTGTTGCTTGTGCCATTAAGGCAACGCCATGTTGGGCATTATAATGATTTATAGCGTTTGTGACGTTGGCTTGATTTTGGCGAGAAGGGGTTACAATGCCTGTTGGCTTGCCATTGCTTCCAACACTTCCGAGGACGCCAACACCAACCTTTTTAGGTGAAACAGGTGTATAAGCGTTGAAAAGTGTCAATCCAGCATTAAAAGATGATCTGGTATAATTATCATCACCAATTGCACGGCCTAACTTATCAACACTTGACAGTAAATTATTAACAGATTGAAAGATTGATCCTAAACCAAGTGGGTTGTTTTTGGCGTTAGTGATCATATTAGCAACGTTGCTAATGAAAGCTGCCACATTGTTGATATATGAAGCAATTCCATTAACTAATTTATAATAGCTCTTAACTGTGCTAACAACAGTGTTATAAACATAATCAAAACCTGATACCGCTGTTGAAAGCGTTCCATAAAGGGAAGTTGTTCCTGCATTAATAAGATTGTTTGTTTTTGCAATAACATTTGATTGTGTATTAACTGTTCGGTTGGGAAATTGCTTAATACCACTTTCAATGAATATTATTGAAAAATGAGTTATCAAACCACTTGTGTCATTGTGTGATGTGTAGTCTTCAACACATACATTCAATTCACCATAAAGGGGATGCACAAACTTTCCAGGGCCATAAGCATCTAAAGCACGAATTAAATCAGATGATCGTTGAATATAATCAGCACCAATTACATAAGCTTCAATCTTAAAGTATCTTGCACGTCTGCCTAAATCTTCAACATAATTAACATCTTGATATGTGTATTCATGATTTTCAAGGCGTCTTCCGCCTCTTATTTCTTGGTTTTCATAATCAAAAATAATTCCACGAAAACTTGCTTGTAATATATTTTTTTGCCATTGTGTTGCCATTAACTTCCATCTACCTTGCGTAATCCTGTGTTGAACTCCATTGCTACGTTTTTATCATTTCCAGTTTGACTTATATTAAGTCCTGCTGGTGCATCAACCTTTAATCTAACAACGCTTTCTGGCTTGCTATTGTTTGATGATTGATAAAGCTTTTGTGCCAAGCCTCCTCTATAGTCGGCTTCGCCTTCTTTATCGGCAGGACGTTCATAATATTTTGATACGATTGAACCGGCTGAATAAGCATCATTTGCAGAGGCTAACTTGCGGCCTGCCCCTTGTTCATTTCCTGCCTTCAACTCGTAATTCATAAAGTTCAATTGTTCGTCTAAGCTTGATCCTTTGATTGATTTACCAAATACGCGGGCAAATTCCGATTGTCTGTCTGGGTGCCATTGTCCAATTCCATACGCCTTGCCGCCGTCGCCAACCGCGTTAGGGTTGCCGTTGCTTTCTCTGATCACGCTTGCGGCTAATCCTGCACTTGGAGCCGAACCCCAGCCCATCGATTTGAACGTATCCATGATCGCATTAGCAGATGATGAAACAGCCTCTTTGCCGTAATTGAGGGCACCAGATGCTGTTTCACCTACGGTATGTCCAACATTGCGAACAACGGTTGAAACGGTTGTTACACTGTCACCAACAGCAAGCCCAAGTTTTTGAAAGGAATCTTTTATCTTTTGAATTTTATCATCAAAGTAGTTGCAAATTTTATCAATGATGCCAACAACATATTCTTTTATGCTATCCCATATTTCAATTGTTTTACCTTTAAGCCAATCCCAATGTTTCCATATCTTGTAAGCACCAACACCAACGGCAGCAACCGCCGCTGCAATAGCAAGTGGTATGATCCCAATAGCACCAACAACCACACCGATCACAGCACCAATTGCTTCAAATCCAGCAACAGCTATTGATATAACGGTTGATATTCCAGATAGGAACACACCAACGGCAACAAATGCCCCGGCCAACATTGTTACGCCTGATATGATCATTGCGATTGTGGCGGTTAAGTGTTTGTTGTTTTTAATAAAGTTTGTTATTCCATTCAAAATTGGTGTGATTAATGGCAATATTCTATCGGCAATTATGTTTGATATGCCGGTCATGCTTGCGGATAAATCACGGTTTGCTTCTGTCCATTCTTTCGAATGGGCTATCATTTTATCATTCATAACCAAGCCAAGTTCACTTGATCTATTTTTTAATTCTTCAATACCTGCTGAACCTTTTTTCAAGAATGGAAGAAGTTCAACACCAGCACGGCCAAATAATTCAGTTGCCACTTGTGCTTGTAAAATTGGTGATTTGATTTTGCTGATCTTGTCGGCAAGCTCTGGCAACATCTGATCAACATTCTTGATTTCCCCATTTGATTTCCTAACGGATATGCCAAGGGCGGTAAAAAGGGCAGCGTGTTCCCCTAAGCCCTTTGAAGCGTCTGCGGTTGAACGTGATAAATGAACCATAAGATGGTCAAATTCTTCCGACCCAACGCCAGCCGCTGCCCCGGCATAGGCGTATTGCTGTACGGCCTCGGTAGTCATGCCTAACATGCTGGCTGTGCGTCTGGCTTCCCCACCAAGGGCAGCGAAGTTTTTAACAACCTCAACCATACCGGCGACAGAGGCAAAGCCACCAAGAGCGACAAGACCTTCTTTAAGGCCAAAGACGCTTTGTGTAGCTTCACCAACGCCACTTTTCATGTTCTTGAAATGTCCAGAAAGCTTTGTGAGGACTGAGTTTTGACCCATCCCCCCAAGAGCTTTGGAAACATTCTTTGAATCATTGCCGAAGCTTTTTAAGCCAGCCGACAATTTTTTAATTGTTGAGCTTGATTTATCAACAGCTTCAAATACCGCCTGAATAGTAAACTTTTTGTTATCCGCCATTACATCCCTTTATTCTGCCTATCAATGTGTTTGTTTGCTCTTTTGAACCATATGTCTAATTCGCTTATAGTCATTTTTTCAATAACGTCTATACACCAACCAGTTGCCATTGAAAGAGCAAACAATTCATCAAGAAAATCTTCTTTATTATTTAAAATTATAAAAAAGGTTCAATTTCTTCCATCAGGCCGTTAACGTCTTTTACCTTCATCTTTTCAATAAAGTTCAAACCAACTTTTGATAATATGGAAATAATTTTCAACATCTTAGCCATGTCATTATCTTCTGATTTAAACTTAGTGAAATCGCCTGCTGTTGGTTCTCTTAAAAATATTTCTTCAATCATTACATTGCTTTCAACTGTTAAAGGCTTTGATAGTTTGAATTTTATTATTGCGTCTTCTTCTTTAATCATTTTATTTTCCTTTTTATAAATTAGTTATAATCGTGTCCAGTGCCTTCAAATTTGAAAGATACTGTGCCTTCACTTGTGTCAAGTTTGAATTCATCAACAGCATTTGCACCAGTTAAGCCGTAACTGTTTCCGCCTGCGGTTTTTACAGTAACATTCACATTTGTTAAGTTTGCTAAATCTTCGATGTTTACGCCTTCATCAACATAAATTGTTCCAGAAATATAGCTGGCAACAGCTTCTTGTTTGATGTTGATTTTTCCGTTGCTTGCAACTTTGCTTTCTTGTTTAATATTTTGAATTGATATATCAAACTTACCTTCTGTTGAGTATGTTTGTCCGTCAATATTCAAATAGGATATACCTGCTATAATCATTTGTTGTTATTCCTTAAATGGTTAATTTGATATATATATTTATCATTTAGGTTCATAATAAGAAAAAGGAACGGAAAATATTTTCCGTTCCTTTTATTTCTACCTTATTTATTGTTCTTAGGCAGATGGGAATTGTAAGTAAAGTTCCCCTTTTATTCCAATCACATAAAGTGGTGATACAATTTGGAATGGCAATAGAACATCAACGCGAGTTGCATCTAATGTATTGCGTTGAACTACTAAACGCTTTTTGAATTCAGCAAGATTATCAACAATTCCTCGATTGACCAAATCGTTATAAATTGAAACGATAGCGTTTCTTATAACTGTTGGTGTTGCTACTGCTTGACCACCTGATAAATTGTTATTGTCATTCGCAAGTTTGCTATTACTGAAGTTTTGAACTAATACATAATCCAAATAACGGAAGAAATAAGCAGTTGTTGCTAATGTGTTGATATCAAGCAACGCATTGTCTGGAAGGCCAGCCGCATTAACTTGATAGTTTGTGATAAGGCGTTCTAAGAAAACATTTCCATTACGGTCTGCTGTTGTGCAGGCAATACCGTTTAAATATAATGTTTGTCTGTCTGTGTTCTTAAAGCGACTTTCCTTTGGTGGTGCTTGTATACCAATAACCTGAAGATTAGTTAATGCTATTGCTGGATCATTGTTCAATGATACTGAAGCTGTTCCGCTTACGCCTGCGGCTAATTCATATGCTGGGTTTGGAGTGTCATATATACCAACATAAGAAATATGGCTGAAGTTTGTTGCTGCACCAAATGTTTGAAGACTTGATAATGATCCAACAACAGCACCAATTGCTTCACCATAAAGAGCACGGTTAGGATTCCAACGGCTGTTTAATTCAGTGTTAATTGCGTTTGATGTTGTTAAATCACAGAATGAAAGAACCCAATATTCAAATGGTTCATCGCCAATCGAAGCGATTGCTTGTGTTATGTCTGGATTGGTTAATCCGCCTGACATTGCTGTAACAGATGTGGTTATTCCTGTTGGTGTGATTTCGTCTGGACTACCAATGTAGTTGAAACGCAAATCAACCTGATTTCCTACAGTGCCCTTGTGCTTGGATGTAAAAGCGATTGTTCCAGCGGTTGCAACGGCTGTGACAGGGAGGGCTTTATTAGCGTTGATGATCGCTGCTACGTTACCGGCTATGACGGTTGCCGTGTCGCCAACTGCTACGGATGTTTGTGTAACCTGACCAGCTACATAAAGAAATATGGTGCCTGCGGTTGTGGCTGTGCCTGTAAAGGTTACAGAGCCTGTAGCAACAACGCCTGCGGAATTGTCGGCCATTGGAACGGCCCATATTTCTTGCAATGAGTTGTTGCCTTGTGCATAGACGAACATACGATGAAGGACGGAGCCGGCACCAAACAAGGTTATTGCTTCTGATTCACTATGAACACTGATTGGGGTTAATGCGGTTGCTGTGCCTGTTGAAAGCATTTGACCTAACAATACTGTTCTAAGATTTTGTGAATATGAGCCAGCCTTGCTTGTATCAAGTTCAATATGAACGCCCGGCACACGTATATTGTTTGCTATTTGGTTAAAATTAATGTTTCCCATTTATGATATTCCTTATTATTTTACGTCTGAAGTTGATGTATCAGTGCTAGATATAGTGCTAGATACAGTGCTTGTTGATGCTGAATTAGAAACTTTTTCTAGATCGCCTTGTGCATACAAACGATGAAAGTGGGTTGCTTGTTCAGCATCCATTAAGGCTGTGTCATAAACTTTTTCAACATCAAGAAAAACATTCTTAATTTGATCAAAAACCTTAACTGCAATTCCTTCAATTTCTTGTATTTTTACTTTGTATTTCATATTGTTCACCTTTTAATGGTTTATTGTTATATTGTATTTATCAGCGATAAAAAATAAGGTGCCGTTATGAATTCAAATCATATTCTTTAGTGTACGTTATATCTTCATAGGTCGCTGTCACATCAATCTTTGAAAGTGTTGATGTTGCTAATCTTACTGGCTTTGTATCGTAAGCAATTTTCCATGCTGTTTGTTCAATAACGTGGGCTTTATCGCCTTTTGATAATTCACCCCAAGGGATGTGTGAGTTTATTTCTGTAATTCTAAAATCAACAAAACTACTTACGTTTGTTAGAATGATATTCTTAATCTGAGTTGAGATTGTGTTTAGCTGTGTCATTGGGGAGTTTAATGACCCTGTGCCATCTACAGCCGATATAACAATTTCAGTTGCTAGGGTTAATGTGTGGTGAAATATTGGCTGTTGTAACGAGCGTTGCTCGGTTTCTTCGCTCAGCATATAAATGGCAAGCCATGGTGTTGGTGTGCTTGATGTGAATGGCAATACGGCATTGTTATAAACATTTGATCCGCAATCTGTTGTCCCGGTCAAAAGTTCAATGAATAAATTTATAATGTCATTTCTATCTACTATCGCCATTAAATCCACTTAATATAAAGTTTTGTAAATCCTGTTCCATCATCATTTTGTGAGCTACAAATACCTTTTTGATTTCCAATTGTGAATGTAACGAAGTTTATGTTAGAATATGATGGAATATTTGATGTTTTAATTATTAATATTGGTATTTGTTCATTGATAATTACGCCATTTTGATCAATATACGTGAATGGCTCAATGTCTAAAATAGCACTTGTTACCACTTGGTTAGAAGTTCCAGGCGAGAATATAACAGGCTGGCTAAAACCATCTTCATTGTCAAAAAATAAGTTATCATCAGATGGTAGATATAAAGCCATATTATTTCTTTCTTAAACTTTTTGTTGAAACTTCACGGTTTAAATCTGGTGTTGTATCTTCTTTTATTTCTTTAATAATTTCTGGTGCTTCTTCAAAATTTAAAGTTGCACAACCAAAAGCTAATAAAAGCTTACAGTCGGCGTTTGAAACTTCTACAATTTCGCCTCGGACTACTGGCTTTTTACCTGCAAATGTATCTTTTAAAATTTTAACTTTCATTTTTAAATCCTGGGTGAAAAGACGGGGAATAATTCCCCGTCTTTTTTATGTAAAATTAAATTAAACTAAAGTTACGCCTGTTCCATTTACAAGAGCATCTGGACGGCGGAGGCCGCAACCAGCATCTTGACGTAATGAAATTACTGTTTCGCCTAACAATTGGTTAACGTAAGGATTAACAATAAGTTCTGGGGCACCATACATTGCAATGTAAACTTCGTCAAACTTGCCGAAAAGAATGTTTTCAGAAGGAACATTGTTTGAAGTTACATAGCTATACCCTGCTAATTCTTTTGCCTTACCATCAAGAACGAAATCGCCTGTTGTATCAGTGTTTCCGGCGAATTGACCTTTCTTAACACGCTTCAAGAATACTTCAACTGCACGGCTGAATAACCACTTGAAATTGTCACTATTTGGAACATTCAAGGATGCTAAAACAGCTTCCATTGCGTTGAGCTTTGCCCAGTCAGGATCACCAGCAAATGCATAAGCATTTAATGATGTTGACTGTAATACACCGACAATGTTTCCCAAGCCATTTAAGCAAGCACTATCTAAAGTGACTGCCATTTGTTGGGTCAAAATGTCTTGTATCAAAGAACCAATATATGGATCACTGTTGTAAAGCATTGTGTTTGTTACAGTTGATGATCCTGCAATTGGTGTTGGTGTTAATGAAATGTGGGTTGATGTAATATCGCTTGATGCAAATGTACCTGTTTCCCCTGGTGCTGTTATTGTAAGAGGGTTTTTAACAACAGGAATTTGGATAAGACCTTTTGCACCTTCAAGAACTTTAGCACCAGCTTTTACTAAGCCAGTATCAGCAAACCATGGACGGCCTAATTCACTGCCCATATAGTTTGTGTTTGAAAGACCATTAACTGTTTGTGAAGTGCCTGTACCTGAAATATATTGAGTTGTACGTTTGTTTAATTCGCCGACTGGTAACATGATTGAGCGGCCATTTGCTTCTTTACCAAAACGGCTTGAAAGTTCTTGGTTTACTTCTTTTACAAAGCCATCAATGCCACGGCCTTCGGCAAGTGAGCGAACAGCACGAGCCAATGAAGTTTCATAGCTTACTGATTCTTTCTTACTGAAACCCATTTCTGTTCCACTAACTGCATTTTGGTCTGCAATTGGGTTGATTGCGTTCGCACGGCTTGAACTCATTTGTTCAATAATGAATTCATTGAATTCTGCTGCGGAACGGCTGTTAGCAATAAAATCTTCAGCTTCATTCAAATAACCATATCGTGCTGCTGATTGATAGATTTTTGCCTTTTCTTTTTCGTTGTTGTTTTCTTCTGACATAATTGATTTAACCTCTATTTTAGTTATGGTTGTATTTGTATTTATCATATCCGTTGAAATATCTTTTTCTAACGGTGTATTTTCAACGGATATTATTTCGTCTGTTGAAATCTCTTCTTTATTTATATCTATGCTTCTTCCTACACCAACCGTCTGATCAGCAGGGATAGATACAATACTTATTTCTAATGGTTGCCATTCACAAACGGCAACGCCTGTTTTTTCGTTGTATTCATAACCTGTAATTACATATCCAACTGATATATTCATTCGTATTTGGTCTAATACGTCTTGATAAACTTCCTCTGCTAATTGAGATTTAGAAAATCTTACAGTTGCACGGCCTACACCGTCTTTATCAATTGAAACTGTTTCAATTACGCCAATTTGCTTTGTTTTATCGTGATCTAACAAAAGAGGGGCACGGCCAGATTGAATAAATGTTAAATCAATATCATTCTTTTGATGTGATAAAACTTCTATGTATTCTCCTCTGTCATATGGTGTTTCAGATGAAAACGCTATTTCAATGGTTCTTAAATCTTCATCTGCTTTAATTTCAGATGAACTACCATCAAATGAGCGTTGCAAATCACTTATCTTTATTATCTTCTTTTCCATTATCTTCGCTGGTATCCTCATTATTATTTTCATTATCTTGATTTGAATTATCATTTGTATTTATCGCAGGAACCATCCAAGCAAATGTTAAGCCTGCTTTTTCAAGTGCTTCTTTGTCCTTTATAATATCGGCTGTTAATTCGTCAAACTCTATGCCTCTTTCAGCCGCAACTTGTGAAAGGCTGGTAAGACCGTTTTGAAGTTCAAGAACTGTTGCTTGACCGTCTTTTAATGGGTCAATCCAATCATAAGCACGCCATACAACTTTGATATTTGATAAACGGGCAAAGTCAGCCATGTTTAATGTTCTTTTGATAGCACCACTTAAAATAGCTATTTCAAGCCATTTTTTATAAATTGGTAAAACAAAATGTTCTTCAAAAAATATTTGTTCGTGTCTTGCTGTGTCTCTGAAATCTAATAAAGCTAATCTTCCACTTGAATAATTAACGGCTGATACATCACCTGTTAAATTCAAATAAGGCGTGTTCAATCCCATTGAGGTTGATTGAAGCTGTGCCTTGCGAAAATCTGCGAATGTAGTTGTTGGATGGGTTGCGGTTGTGTCCTGAATCTCATAGCCGGTAGGCAACACACCAAGATCACCGAGCTTACCGCCAAGGCTGGCAATCGATCCTCTTTGTTCATCGTCAAGCTGATCAAGGGTGTTTGTGCTTACCTTCAGCCATAAAGCCATCTGTGCCGCGTTTTTAGACGCCTGGAGAGAGGCTTGCTCATATTCGGCTAGTTGGCCCATAGCGAAGAGAGAAGGGGCCAGGGAAGGCGTTCCGCGTGTCTGTGTAGGACGTTCAACCTTAAAAAAATGGATTACGTCTTTTGCGGCTATGCGTTCTGGTGCTGGACCGCTTGCCATGCTCATGCCCTGGAAGTCGCCAGGATGTGCCGGTAAGACCCAATAGGCGACAACACGGCCATGTTTATCAAACTCAATTGAGTTTCTAATTATATTTCCGCTATCTGGTGCTGTGGTGTTGTATGTTTCTTGTAAATGATCACTTTCAAGCATTTTAACTCTAAAATTATAATCACTTCCTGCCTCTGAACCTGTTATGAACAATACCAGAACTTCACCGTCTCTTTTCCAGCTTTTATAACCAAGCTCCATAAAGTCTTTGAAGTTTAAGCGAATGTCTGTTGAACAGTTGCCAAGGCTACACCAATTATCCCAAGCCGCTTTAATGCCTCCTGTTGATGGCTTATCCTGGCCTGTACCTGATTTGTTAGGGACATTTGGTAAAATCTTTGGGCCATTCGGACCAATTACAGCACTTGTCATAGTTGCAATGTATTTTGCTGCTATTGCATTTTCTCTGACATATTGACGGGCTGTATAGCGTGTTTGTACTAAATCTTGCTGTGTTTCAAATTGTGATGTTGTACGGGCAAAAGTCATATATCCAGGCAATGCATTCATAAAATTAGCATTAGCAAGAGAACGCTTGTTTTCATTTTCAATAAGCAATTGCTTTGTATCAACTTTGGTTGATTTATTTCTTTTAAATATATTCCATTTCATTTTAATATCTTCCAAAATTATTTTTTACAACTGGTAATCTATTGTTATTGCGTTCCAAATAAACACGCCATGCAAATTCAGCTTCCCAACTCATTAATTCACTCTTTGACATACGGCCAACCGAACGATTAGCTATAGCCATTGAGTTTTGATCAGTTGTTGATCGTTCTGCTATACGGGCACGTATTGCCGCTAATACAGTTTCATTATAAGTTAAGGTTATTACAGTTGATGTTGTTGGGTCTGGTAAAACAGTTAGAACGCCAGTTTCAACCGTCTTGCGGTTGCTGTTTGCGTCTAAAACTGTGATTGAATATGGGTATTGATTGACAACCCAACCGCTTGTAACGGTTGATGGCACAATAAACTTTATATCGCCTGATATAGTTTCTGTTTGTGAATATGATAATGATGCTACTGAGAATGTAGCAGAAACAGCATCTGATATGTGATGTTGTCTTACACATTTTACTAAAGCATCACCAATATTAACTTTTAATTGTTCGTTAGCCATTCTTTACCTTTTGTAATTTATTTCATATTCTATTTATCAATCAACGCTTGCCAGGGGCTTTAAATATTGCGGATGGTAATTTATACGTTTCGCCTTTTGCTATAGCCGCTGCTTTATCATCGCAAATAATTTTAATCTTCTGTAAATCAAGTTTTAAACCTTCCAAAACAGCAAGAGCATAAACACGGCAATCAAGAGGTTCATTCTCTTTTCTTAATGGGTGCCAGTGTTGCTTTGCTTTTCCAGCAACATATTTTGTTCGTAATTCTTCTGCTGTTAGACCTCTAAAATATTGATTGTCATAGCCAGCTTCTGCTGGAAAATGGCAATACATTATATTAATTTCTTTTGAACTATCATATTTAGCCTTTAAAGCCTGAAAAACCTTTCGTTTAGCCGGATCAACACCAAGTAGATAAACTGGTTTGTGTGTCACACGGTTTCTTGAAGGTGATAAAGGCCATATTGTACGGCTCCAACCATCTTCACCCTTAATAGCAAATACCTTCTTTGATCGTCTTTTGTAACATTCATTAACAATTTCTGTTGTGAAGTTTCCACCACTATCAATAGCCATTGCACGAATAGATAATTCAACTCCATCTTCTCTTTTAAATTTTCTATCTAAAATATTGTCTATGCCTTCCCATGCCTCTGGTGTTATCGGTTGATTTGGGATATTGCCATATTCTAAAGACCAACTTTCACCTTGTAATCCCCAACCAACAATTTCATATTGAAATCTGTCACCTTGGGTATCAACGCCAACTGTAATTGCAAGAACTTGGTTTGGTATTGATGTTACAGAATAATCTTCTAAATGTTCCATCAACTCGTTATCATTGATTGCAACATATTCTTCTTTATAAAGTTCTCCCAAGATTGTGTTTTTGAAAACCTTGATTTGTTGTGGATTATCTTTTGATGCAATCCACTTTTCGGCAAGCTCGCCCAAGGTCACAAATGGGCTATAGAGGGTTGAAAGGTGGAATCCTGCAATCTTGCCCTTTGGGCCGGTTGCTATCCATCGACCACGCGACACAGCGGCATAGCGTTGACTGTCTGACCAGTTCGCCTGACAGTGTTTGCAGATATAAACGGCGGTTTCCGTTTGGTGTTCATGTGTGCCGTCTTCAAGGGGTAACTTCTGCCACTTCACTTGCTCCCACGATAAAACCTGTTCGGTCTGACACTCAGGGCAGGGAACATGAAAAAGGCGTTTGTCTGAGTTTTCCCAAACCGGCCATATGCGGCTAGAGCCTTCATTGCCAGGGCTAGAAGACATAACGATTTTTCGGTTTTTGAAGGTGGTTGTGCGGGCTGAAGCGATGTTTACAGGGTCGCCTTCGTCGCCTGCCGAACCTTCATATCTATCTACCTCGTCTAAAAACAAATATCGGATGGGCAAACTTGCAAGATCAGTTGGAACATTTGAGCCAACAATTGCAATATATCCGCCTGTGAATTCCTTGTATTGTTGGGTATCACCACTATCATTCTTTAATGAACGCTTAAAACAATCATGTAAGATTGGATTATCTCTAATCATTGGTGTTAAGCGTGTTGATGTGAATTTCTTTGCTGATTTAATATCAGTTTGAACCATCAAAATAGGGCCAGGATCAATAGAAGCAACATAACCAATGTAATTATTTAAAAGTTCAGTCTTTGAAATTTGACTGCCCATAACACAACATATTGTTTCAATGCTATCATCATTAAAAACTAAGTGCATTTCTTCTTGAAATTTAAATGGACGAAACTTTCCAGGCAATGCAGAACTTTCCTTCGAAAGTATGCGGTATTGTTCGGCCCATTCTAAACAATTAATATCTAACTTTGGTTCTAAGCTCTTTTCAAAAATTGCAAACAATTCTGAGGCGTCAGCCATTCCAATGTTTAATTTATTTTTAACTAAGCTTTTTGATGTTTGTTTGTAACTCATTCAATAACCTTTTCATTTCTTTATCTAATATTTTAACAACTTCTTCATAGTTCTTTTGTGTAAGATCAAGTGCTAATGCTGTTGGAAGCGTTTCTAATTGTGTTTTAAATGTAACAATTGCAGACGCAATAACTTGTTTAGCATCTTCTAATGGTATAACTTCTTTTGCTGCTTCTTTGTATTTCAATTGGGCAATACGCCATTCAATAGCCGCTTTTCTGCGGTCAGCTTCTGCTTTTTTAATGCCTTTTGTTAGTGGGTCTATATCAATGTCTTCATCTGTTTTTACATAATCAGGTGATTTATCTGGATGATGATTGTAATATTCTGATATGGCTTGATCCTTATCAAACAAGGCTTTGCCTTTAGTTCCGAGGTTTGTTAAGACGCCATTCTTAACCATTCGGCTTAGATATGAGGGAGAACTATCAAGTATTTCTGATAATTGTGTGGTTGTTATTAGGTCTTTTTTGTTGGATTTTTCATCATTTTCATTCATTTTTGCTCTTTTTTATCCATTTTTATTACTTTTTATGGTCAAATACCTGAACTTTGTTAAAAATTTTGTGTGTCCAAATGTTACACGATGGTTGAACTGCCCACGGATGGTCGGTCGGGGAAGTACCTTTTGTTGCAGTGCAATATATGGTTTGATCGTTCATTGCATCCTGCAATTCTATTTATCATTTCATATCTAATTACACTCGCATGGTTGCTAAAGCTTTCTCAAAAGCATTAATAAAGTTGGTTGCATAATCTCTTACTGCAACCTTCTCTGCTGTGGCTGTGAAGTGCATACGCTTTGTGTAATGCTTCTGTTTAACAAAGTTCCACATGGCTACAAGGTTCTTACCTGCACGTTGGAAGATTGTATTGTTCTTAATAAAATAGTTTTTGTTGTTCAACAATGCTGTTGGACGCTGTGACTTGATAGCCCCGCCTTGTGATGTACGGCTTACGTTTTCATCTGCAATGGACATAACAGCGTGACCAGAATTAGGCGTTCTTGTTCCGCCATCTTCTTGGATGCTCATAAAACCAGCACGATCAAGCAAACCTACACTGCATGATAAGTTTGATTTGGTTGCTTTGGTTACAACAACGCTATTAGGTATGAAATCTGTTCTAAGCTTCATATTGCGTCTTATGTCTGCCTGTATCTCTTGACGTGCTGTAAACGCTGTTTGATTTAGGGCTTGTGCAGTAGCAAATGGTATTTGCTTTTCAGCGGCTGTTGAAAGCCAACGTGACATATCGTCTTTTACAGTTATCTTAAATTCATCACTCATTATCAACCACCATGCAAAAACTTAATAATTTCATAGACTGCGAAAAATCCGGCTATGACATAGCCGCAAAAAGTTCCAATCTTTTTTAATACACTTTTTGGTTCAATAGAATTTTCTAAATCTTCAACTTCTCTATTAAGCGTTTCTATATCGTTTTTATATTTGATTAATTCAAGTCTGACTGCATTTATATCAACATCATGAACGGTTAAGCGATTGTGGGCACGTTCAACAGATGCTTGAAGATTTCTATTTGTTATTTCTACGCTTGCTATTAAGGCGGAGATTTGTCCCTTTATCTCGTATAAATGTTGATTTGTTTGGTTGTTGTCTTCCGCCAATTGATTTCACCTTAATTATTTGTTTTTGTTTTCTTTTATTTATCACTGCTATTAGATTGATAAATATCTATATATTAATAATAATAAGGTGTATTATGGAATTCAATAAAACAATCAAACAGGCGTTCGGCCAAGCATCAACATTCGCTGGAATATCTGCACAATTAACTATTCTAGGTGCTGTTGTTCCTTCACCATTCAATATTGTTTGCTTTGTTGGTGCGTTTGTAACGGCAACAATGGCAATCATATTGAAAGAAGGTTCAAAGCCAGATGGTGATGAAAATGTTTAACTTCATCACTGGTTTGTTCTCTGGTGGAACATCCATTCTAACCAGCATCGGCACATATGCAGCCGTCTTCCTTTTAGCCCTTGGGATAGGCGTGTTTGCTGGTATGCGTCTTGATGCCTATCAACAGACAAAGGCCGCTCTAGAGGCTTCTCAGGCGGTTGTAAGCACTATCGGCAAACAGGATACTGCTACAGCGGCCATAGAGACGAAAGACGCTGATCAACAGGTTAAGATCGTCACTAACACAATCACCGTTGTTAAGCGTGTTCCCGTCTATGTGAAGGTGAATAAAGCCTGTCCAACGGTCCCGGCTGGCTTCGTTGCCATCCATGACGCTTCTGCATTGTCGGTAGAGCCTAAATCAATGACAGAGGATCAAGCGTCACAGCCATCAAATAAGACGCTTCAAGATGTTGCAAACAAGGTTGTTGAAAACTATGGAACCTGTAATGCAACCATTCAAAGATTGAATGACCTTCAAGAATGGGTAAAACAACAACAACAAATTTCAAATGAGGATAATTAAAATGAAACGTATAAAGATATTTTTAGCAGTTGCATTAATCGCTTTTATAACAGGTTGTTCAACGGCAACCGTTGTTAAAAAGCCATTTCCTGAGCCACCAGGATCGCTAATGGTTAAGGCGGAACCGCTGAAGCCACTCTAACGGAAAAACACTAAGACGCTGATTTTACAGCGTCTTTTTTGTTGGCCTTGGCGATTACGGCAAACACGTTGCCGCTGTCTATAGGCAATTCATTATACTGAAGTATTAAAAGCCCCAAATACCGCTTGACGCCCGCTAAATCCGTGAGACATTGAATTTATCAGGAACGAACATGGTGTTTGCGAATGGTTCAAAAAGTAAGGATTACGAATATGAATATCACTAATAAACTGATCATCGGCAACGACAGTAAATCTAAGATTGTCAAGCTGTTTAAAGAAAATTCAATTGAAATTTCTTCCATTGAAATCAATGACGGTTACGCGGTTGTTTGGGCCGATACGGAAGAACTTATTGATGAAGATTTCATCTTCCATTTGAATGAAAAACTTAAGGCTTCGGTCTTTGCTTGCTTCATTCAAGCGGGAAAGCGGATTGCCGGTTATTGTGCAGTTAATAAAGAAGGCGAATGCGTTGATGAAGTCATTGACGAAGAAACCTTTGATAAGATGGTTAAAGAGTTTGCAACATTCAAAAGTTGCGAAAGTGAAAATTGCAATGAAGGCAATTGTCTTGAATGCGAATTTCATGTTGTTGAAAATAAAAATGTAACTAAAACTGAAATTGAAATGGAAAATAAAATGGAAAATGTTGTTGTTGTTGAAAATGTAAATGCTGATCTTTTCGCCATGTTCGATAATGAAGAACTTGAAGAAGTTGGTATTAAGAAGCCTGCTGTTACTAAGGTCAGGGAAGCAAGGGGCGTTTTGGTTGGTTCTTATATCAAAAAGAATTCTGAAAAGCCTGTCAGTACCATTAGCATTCCTGCCCAAGTTCTTAATGAACTTGAATGGAAAAAGGATACTAAGGTTTTAATTACCCGTAAGGTTGTTGATAATGTCTTGTTGGTGACAATTACCGCTAAGGATACAAGCCGATTTAAGCTTTCTGGTGGTGGTAAGAACGAAAATTACAACAGCCTATATGTTAAGGCTGGGGATATTCTGAATACCGTTGTCAAGGGGGTAAAGGCTATCCATCAAGTTAAAAATGGTTCATTAAACATCATTGTTCAACTTGATCAAGTTGCCTAATTGAATGATGGTAATGGGGGTTTATGCCCCCATTACCAGCAACATTTAATGTATAATGCGTCATTCCTGGATTTAAACATCATAACAATAACTTGATCATGGCTTTTTATGGTTGGGGAATAGGCAAATCTGTAATCCCAATCGTCATTGCAATAGGTTATACACCAGACTATCAAATCTAACTCGCGTTTCTTTGAATATGGAAAAATTACTTCATAATAAATTTGTTCTTTATCATCGTTCATATGTATATTTATATCTCTTTGATAAATAAAATGTTGATGGCTTTTTCATTTTTCCATCAAAGCATGTGTTAAAGGCAGAGTTATAAAAGGCTCTGCCTTTTTCATTGGATAAATATCATCACAAACAATTTTAGGTGATGATATGAATATTAGTAAGAATGGTATTGCTTTAATACAATCATTTGAGGGATTACGCCTTCAGATTTATAATGATACAGCCGGTTTAGAAACAATCGGAATTGGCCATTTGCTTACACAAGCAGATAAAGACAATGGTACATATGATAATGGAATTTCTGTTGATGATGCACTAAGCCTTTTGCGTAGTGATCTAAGCCATGTTGAAAACTATCTAAACGGCTTATCAATATCATTTACACAAAATGAATATGATGCCTGCTGTAGCCTAGCTTTCAACATCGGTACTGCAAACTTTGATAGTTCATCGGTTAAGCGTTGTATGCTTGCTGGTGATATACAAGGGGCAGGGGATGCGTTTTTGCTTTGGGATAAAGATCATGTGAATGGTCAATTGGTTGTTGTGCAAGGATTGCTTAATCGCAGAATTAAAGAACAACAATTATTTTTATCATAATGGTATGTGATTTGTGATTAGAATGATAAATAGATATGAATGAGAATTGAGACGCTTATTCATCTTCTTAAAATAATGTATGTTTAAAAGAAAAGACGCTTAACATTCCTTCGGTTAAGCGTCTTTTTTGTCATCAATGGAGGTTGTTAGGCACATTGCCCAACAGGCTTATTTATGATCGGTTAGACACTAATCATAGACGGTTCCGAAGCCTGATAGACAGATTTCTAAAATGGGGAGAAAATGGGGACGAAAAAAAGCTGGCTGTAAACGGTTGATTTATAAGGCTAAAAAAATGCTTCCAGTTCTCGAAGCGTTGAGGATTTAAATCCCTTAAACGCCAAAAAGAACAGCAAAATCAAGGCTCTAAGAGAAATCTTAGAGCCTTTTTTGTTGGGGGGACGAAAAGGGGACGGTTTAGAAAGCCATTGATTTCTAAGACATTCCAGTTCTGTATATGGGGACGAAAAGGGGACGTTCTAAGACAGAACTGGAATCTAAGCCATGCCTACCATGACCGAAAAACACGAAATGAGGGACGGGCGGTTGACCCTGTTCATAGACCCATCAATAGCCAAACCAGTTTGGCAAGCCAGGATGAGAATCCCGGATCGTAAGGGCTATATCTTCAAATCTACAGGCACCACGCTATTAGCCGAAGCTTGCCGGGTTGCGGAAGACATTTTTGATGAACTTCGGTTCAAGGCTAAATCTGGCGTCCCTCTGAAAGATAGAAAATTCAAAGACATTCATCCCGAATGGATTAAAACAGGTGCTGCCCAACTGTCTAGCCATCGCCAGACGCTTCATACAGGTTCCGCTAATCGCTACTTTATCCCGTTCTTTGGTGCTAAGAGCCTTACATCAATCAATGAAACAACATTCGAATCATATTGGGAATGGCGGCTGGCTTACTGGTCAAATGTGAAAGAGGAAGACAGGCCAGGAAATGCGGCTGTTATACCAGCACAAAAATCAATCCTTATGGAAAAGGGATTGCTAAGCCAGATTTTCAAATGGTGCAAACGGAAGGGCTATATTCAAAACCTTCCAATGATTGAAATGCCTAAAATTAAATCTAAGGGTAAAGAGGCTAAAAGGCGTCCTCATTTCATGCCGGAAGACATGAAAAAATTACTTAAATATGTTGATGTTTGGGTTACTGGTGGGCAGCACGATTTACACCGTTTTCAGCGAAAAATGGTTAAGTTCATGTGCTTGTGGATGTATTGGACAGGTATGCGGCCTAATGAGGTTTTACAAGTTAGGTGGCGTGATACAGAGTTTTTTAATGGCACGATTAAAATTCGCGTTGCCCCAACAACTAAGACAGGCGAACGAACGGTTATAAGCATGGACGAACTTGCGTTCTTGTGCCCGGTCATATCAGAGCTTACAGGACACGAAGAAGAGGATGATTTAGTTTTCTGTGATAGAGACGGAAATCCTCTAAACATCGCATATAAGACGATTAAAGAGCTTTTTAATGGGGCTGGAGTGCTTAAAGACAGTTTTGGTAGGGAACACACCAGCTATAGCTTTAGACACACATACGCAACAGAACGGCTATTGGCTGGCGTCCCGGTTGATAAGCTGGCTAAAAATATGGGAACGAGTGTTCAATACATCATGTCTCACTATGACCATTCAACAACGGAAGAATTTGCGGAAATCCTGACAAGATAGGTTGTCATATTCTTAAAAAAGGGCGGAATTCCGCCCTTTTTTATTGGAATAAATCAAGTTCCGTTATAACTATGAAAATTATTCCTCGGGCTTCACACCACTTTTCTGCTGATCGCCATTTAGCGATGTTGATAGGTGCTTTACATTGGCTGACTGGTTTGATTTCAATTGCGTATGTCTGACCGTCTATCACAGCCACATAATCAATCACATAGAGGCGATTTAAGAGGCTGTGAGGGCAGGTATATGGAACTTTGATAACTTCATACCCTATGGACGTAACCGCCCTAGAATCGTCGCATATCGCCAGGAAATGGCATTCCCATTTTGAGCGATATTTTATGCCTTTCGTGTTGATGAATTTGGCTGGGTTTGAAGGGCGATAGACGCCCGATCTAAACTTTGCCACGGTAAAACTTTCCTGACAGACATTTGTTATAAAATTTAAAATCACCATTTGGTAATTTTGCCCGCAATACATCGTTTAAAAATAACTGTTCGTCTTCAGTGTATGTTAGTTGTGTCTTTGTTTTGTGAAAAGATATGATTTCCCTCTTAAAATTATCTTTTCCATATAATTTAATATCGTTTTTTAAATCTTCGCTTGAACCGTAGTAATTTTTCCAGTCGCTTGGCTTTAATTGCTTCTTAACAACACGCCATAAATTTTTTTTACCGATGTATTCACGGTTGTTAGTAAGATTTGTTACGCGATATATGAAGCCTAAATATTCTGTTAAATCAATTGTTGTATCGTAAATCCATTCTGCCATAAAATAACCCCTTTTGAGGTTATTTATCTTCTTCTTCCATGACTTTCATTATAAAGCATTTATTTGATTGCTTGTTAAAAATTAGTGGATTGAAGCGTTTGTAAAATGAAATTATTTCTTCTGCCTGATTTAGATTAAAAAATGTGGCTTCTTCAACAAGATGGCACCATTCCCCATCATTCAATATAAGTGTTTGATCATTTTCTCTCAGGCAAATGACATATTCTTTCATTTTGTAGTTCCTTAATTGCATACTTATTTATCCTTATTTATTCAATTTTTTAGATTGCCTGTAAACTATTGATTTATAAGTCTTTTTAGGGAGATTGCAAAAACCTCCTGTGATTATACGGGAGAAAAAACGCTTCCCGTAAGTCATTGATTTTGTTACATAATTTTACAGTGCTATTTTTCAATAAATGGCGGTTTTCCGCCATTCGTGATTTTGAAATTAATCTTTATGCTATTTTTTAACAAAAAACCTATTTCAGATGCTATTTCTCTTTAAAAAATTGCTTGAATTGATCATAGCAATCTATATCATTGTTTTTAGGTTGTTGCTTGTGAGGTTATGAAAATGCTTACTACAAACAAAATTCAAACGGGCTTTTTTGACGTTCTATGGAACGGTGAAAAGACCGAATATCAAATCATCAATGGTTCTGCTGGGCTGTCTGGTGCTGATACGCCTAACATATACGGCATTATCAATCTTGAAACTGGAAAGCGTCGTTGGATAGGAACTTTGCAAGCTTGTAAGAAGGTTATCACTCATACGATTGAGAAGAGGTCTAAAACCTAAACGCCAATTCATCACAATAACAAAAGCCCGGCTAAGGTAGCCGGGCTTTTGTTTTGGGTTATCTTAATATACAGATACGATCCATATAGCCGTAGAACGCGATAGGAAGCCCATACAGGGCATGTTATGGGTTTTCTGGTGTCGCACTAGCTTTAGGGGCTTCCTGGACTGTACGGGCTTCTAATGCGGTTTTAGCAGATAGGGCCATAAGAGCTTCGAGGGCCGCTTGGTTCTGTTGTTCGGCCTTGTTTGTGCGGGCTTCGGCTGATCTGGCGAAAATGCGGTTGCGGATGGCTTCAGCCTCGCGATATCTGGTGCTGTAGCTGGTTAATAGGTTGGTGTTGGTTGATGTATGTGTTCTGTAATTCATCTTAAAAGCTCCCTGGATATGTTCTGTGGATACATTTTATTTAGTAAAGTTGATTGTAGGTATTGATTAAGTTGTTGATTTGCTTGATATAAATGATTGTTGGATAGGTTGGATACATTATATCCATTTTTTTTGGAATTAAGACGCTGTAGCAAGATAGATGGGGATGGTATATATATATATATTTTATATAATTTAAGAATAAATGTATCCAGTGTATCCACTATCTACCTAACTACTTGATTTTATTCACAAAAATCAAGATATACTTTCCTCAAAACATATCCAAAACTGCGGGTTTACAAGGAAAAGTATATCCAAAACATATCCATTAAATTATTTCAATTAGCCATTTCTTGTTGTTAAAGCGGTCTTCTTCAAAATAATAATCATCATTATTTGTAAAAGTGCCTGTTCCCGTCCAAGCAACATCAGTAAAAATGTCTGTTGTTGTGCGTCGTGTGCCAATAGCCCACTTAATTTTATTTTGTAACTGTATATGACCTACATTTGATCGCAACCAATCACCTAATTCTTTGTAAAAATTATTTCTTCCGCCTGTCATTTGGCCTGAAACCTTAGCACAAGCTGTATAATATTCCCACGCCAACGATTTTCTAATGAATTTAAAATCTGCATCGAGAAATATTTTTTCCCAAGTTTGAACTTTCAATGATTTTTGTGTTCCAACAAGGTTGTTATAGTCTTCACCGTGAAGGGCACGGCTTACAGTAACTTTTCCCCATTTTTTAACAAGGCTGTTCATATATTTTCCAAGTTCATTTGTTTGGCGTAAAATCCATTGTCCTTCATGAATAATCCATTCTTTGGCTTCTTCTTTGGTGTTGTTCATCAAGCGTGAAACGTGAATTTCAAGAGGTTCATTGCCTGCTATGATGCTGAAACGTCTATCACTATCGTTGTTGGCAAGCTTAACAGTTCCACCACTATTGTTTGAAGACATACACCCCCACATTAAATTATCGCCGTCAAATGCTGGAAGACCTTTTGGGTTATAAACTTTCTTTTCGCTTCCTATGAACGCTAATAATTTACGGTGATCATAACTATCCTCAGGTTTTTCATTGATAAAGCCGATTACCTTACCGTAAAGAGCGTCATGAAAAGCACCAACGATGTTTTCAACTTCAAGGTTTGGAGCACAAACCCAACTGCCGAGCAAATTTGAAAGAACTGTTCCGGCAAATAAGCTTTTGCCTGTTCCGCCTCCATCATTGAAAACCAACCAAGGGATAGTTATTTCGCCAGGATCACGCCACTTATGAACCAAACATTTTTCGAGGTGTTCAATGTTTTCTTTTTTTCCACCACACACGGAAAATATTAATGCGTCAAAAATCCAATGTTGTGGTTCATCAACTAATTCAACTGGTTTCATTTTCAAACAATTTAAAGTTGATGGTGTAGTTTGTCTTGCGTAATTTATATCAACTTTTTTTCTGCCTTCTTTTTCAAGTATGTTCCAGAAAATTTTAGTTGTTTCTTCAGGTGCAAGTTTGTTGAAATATTTAAAGAATGATGAACTATCAAGAAAACGCCACTTAAATTGATCAACATCAAAGGTTGAGTATTCACATTTAACGGTTAGTTTTTCCTCGAATGATACGGCAAACGAGTTTCCATCTGCTACATAATGTATATCATGTTGGTGTATTATATCGCTTATCACATTGTATATTGTTTCTTCCGCCGTCTTCAAGTCTTCCTGGCTTATGTATTGTGTGTTTGTAATTGCGTCTTTGTCGGCAATGAAACCACTAAGTTTCTTGTTTACCTGCTTTATTTTTGTTGCTTTTTCAACGGCTGATAATACGGTTGATTTATCAATTTCTGAAAGTTGACCTTCACATTCTGCAATAGCGTTATTGATCAACTTCAAATCTTGTTCTTTTTTCATGCTAATAACTTCTGCCATTTTATTTTCTTCCTTTTATATTTTTTAATAATCTAACACTTTGCCAATATTCGTAAGTGGTCTTTTCTAATTTCTTTTTTAAAATTTCCATTTCTGATGGTGGCGTATGATTTCCAAATTCGCGTTGAGCACAACCTATAACTTGATTTAAGTATCTATCCGATAGATAGACAGATTTTGAATGTCTGCCCTGTGGTGCGTTGATGATCGCTTCACGGAGCTTTTCTTTTAGCTCCCATACATCAACCTTCGTTCCATATTTACCGAAGGCATGGCCGCAAGCTCGAACAATCGGCATATGGAATCGAGGGCCAATGTCTGCGAGGAGGCTATCAAGGGTGTTGTGGTTGTGAGTGCCGCCAAATGAACCGCCTGAATATACAGCAACTGGTCTAACGTAGGTTGGCATCGAAACAGCGTCTGAAGCCTTACTAACAAGCCCTGATCGTCTATCCCCTAGTGGGTCATCAACGCCAATGAAAATAGGACGGGCTGTGTAGTTCGGTTGAACAGTTCGGAAAGGTGCATCATCAACAAATTCCTGCGTATCTAACGCCCAATGTTGAAGTTCAGTATCTGTATGAGATTCACAAAACCAAAACCATACGTGAGCCGAAAGAGTATTCCATCCTTTAATGCCAGCGGAGCTAGACCATTGATAATGGTAAGTGACGCCTTGAAATTCGGCAGGCAACAAACTAACGAGATATTCTATGCCATCTGTTAAAGGGTCTAAACCATCTGGAAATGGTATTTCATCAAAATCCATACAACACCAATTTAGACCGTCTGTATTTTCTTTGTAATGCGGTCCTAGTTCATCGCTACCCTTGGATTTGCGTCTTGTAACTAAGCCGTTAATTGCAGGCTGTTCGTTGCGTAATCCACGCAAAACGCAAGCATTAGGAACACTTTCAATCATGGTAAAAAATTCTGATAGTTCATTTATGTTTGATATATCAACTTCATTGTGTTCATACCAAGTGGCATTCCCATAATCACGCTTAACAATTTCACCATCAACTTTATGGAATTCCTTGCATAAAATGTGAGGTTCTTCCGCAATTATAAATGTTATTTTATTCATATTTTCACCTTTATATTACCATCCGTAGCTACATCAAACATTTCCCATCCCGGCATTGTATTTAATCTGTAAGCATCTATTAATTCTTTTGTTAAGAAACTAAAAAGTTCTTCATATTCTTCGCCTATTATTTCATATTTTCCAGTTTCTTCGCATATTTCCATTATATAATCCGAAAATTTATCAAAATATCCTAATGGTAATGGGTACGTTTCAACATTTTGATATGTTAGTTTGAGTAATGTTGCATCTTTTTTTGTTGTATATCCATAAAATGTATTCCAAGGAACATCGTGCATTTTATTAGTTAATCTGCATTCAAAATATTCTATTGCCTTAATTATTTTGAATAATGCAAGCATAGGTGTTTTTATTATAATTGAAGTTCCTTTTTTGCTGTTATGATCCTTGTGGAATATAACGGTTTCATTGCATCGTTCGGAAACGTCTTTTTCATATATAACGCGGTCTTTTTTATTATTAACGCCTTCTGCATTTTTAATTATGAAGAAATATTCTTCGCCAGCATGTGATTTTATTCTATCAATAAACGCTTTAGCCTGATCTATGCGTTTTTTCTTAACTTGTTCAACGATGTTCATAATTGTTAGTCCTTATAAAAAATTGAGCCTACCAAGGCTTGGCTTCCTTGGTAGGCTCGGTTTCCTCGAACAGCATTAGTGAGGATAGAAAAAATATATTATGGATAAAACTAAAACTTCAAAATCTATTTTTACTAACGCTGTTCAAAACCAAACTGCCAAGTAGGTTCTTCATATTTTATTTATATCAGGTGCAACAGCATTAAAGCAAGATTTAATTATTTTTTCAGTTAAATATTTTTAAGCAGGCGTCAAGCAATACTTTTGAAGCATTTTTCAAAGATTACAACAACAAACTGTGTCTTTTTTGCAACAGTTTTAGGGAAAAAGCAATTATTTTCACAGAACAGCAAAAAAATGCTTGCAGAATTTGATTTTGGTATAATCATCGTGTATAAATAAAAGTAGTAGTACAACAACATTAAGAAGGAATAAAAAAAATGAACAAGGATCAACTAAGAACATACAACATTGCATTCAACCGGCATTATGAATTTATCAAGCATGGCGTTAATAGATTGTTGGCCCAAGTCCTTGGCCACGAGGTGATGATCAAGATAAAAGATGAAGATTATTCATTCGACATCAAAGTTCGTACCACGTATAACATTGAAGAATTAATCGAACATTATTCAATCGAATTAGATCAATTTGGATTGATTAAGAATGATAAAGATTTAATGTTAGTAAAGTTAAGTATATCAATTTAAAAACAACATTAAGAAGGAATAAAAAATGAAATACGAATTTTATACAATATTAAAAGAAGAAGAAGACTGTTTTCGGTTTACTAATTGGATAAAAGAAAATGGCTTAAGCGAATATATTAAAAATATGACGCCACATTTTCACGTTTATAAGATTACCAATGAAATTAAAAGCAACACAACGAAACGCCAAAAATACAGTGCATATGATGTTGATCAATTGATCCATTACCGTATTCAACAATCTATTTGCTATGTAGTAAGGTTTGAGTTTGAAGCCCCGCTAAGTCTCGCAACAATTTTTAAGTTAACGTTCAATACAACATCCATCGATAATATAATAAATGAAGTAATAAACAAACTCAAAGAAGATGGTGTAAAATTTAAGAAAAAACAACAATAGAAGAAGGAATAAAAAAATGAAATACGAATTTTATACAATATTAAAAGAATATGAAGACTATGATCACTTAGCCAACTGGCTTCGTGAATATGGGTTAGATGATGAAAGTACAAACATTGAAGAACTTAATCCAATTTATTTGGATGTTGAAATTCAATCTAATCTAATAAAATGCCAATCTTTTAATCAAAAAGTTATAGATGATTGCATATCAATCGAGGTTGCATATGCAACCAGAAACGTCATTAAAATTGTTTTTGAAGCTCCCCAAGGCTACGCATCAATTTTTAAGTTAACGTTCAATACAACATCAATCGATAATATAATAAAAGATATAATGCAAGGTCTTAAAAAAGTTGGAATAAAGTTTAAGAAAAAACAAAACTTAAGCATAGAAGAATGGATTGCAAGTCAAGAATATGAAGCACTGACAGGAAAGGTGATAGAATGGTAAAAAATTACAAAAAGAAATCAAAATATTGGGATAGTTGTGTAAGCGATAATGTAAAGCGTGAAATACAAAGCCAACGCGGAATAAAGACGCAAGTTGAACTATCTAAAATATATAATCTAAGCCAACAATATATATCAAAAATAATGAATGAAAAGCTTTATTACTATACAAAATTTACAATGACCAGTCTGGACAGTGATGATTTGGAAACTTTCTCCTGGTATTTAAAAGATACAAAAAAAGCAGGATTTATATTGATTGATATAAAGTGGGATATAACAACATCAATGACCTCTAGCTGTTGGTTAGAACTTGGTTTTATTAATATAGACGATGCTATTTTAGTCAAACTAAAGTTTGACGGTTACGATTGGCAGAAGTGGCATGACAATCAATTAACATCATATGATCAATTATAATTATAATGGGAATAATATTATGGATAAGAAAGAAACATTAGCAATGTATGAAAAAATGCTTGAAAAATTTTTATTAACAAATAACAAGGTGATGATAAACAATCTAAAACATCTGATTGCAATATTAGAACTGGAAATAGCAACAAACGAAATTGTTGTTTTATGTGATGAAATAACTAAAAAAGAATAAAAAAAAGAGCCTTGGAGAAATCCAAGGCTCTAATTCTTTATGGGCTTACTTCTTCTTTGGCCCTCTGCGAGCATCGCCAAACTTTTTAGCCGCTTCGTCTTTGTTCTCTGCGGCCCTGGCAACGAGAGGCTTAACCAAGCTTTCGTCACCGTCTTTTACCGCTACAATGACGTCATTGTAGAATGAAATGACTTCTTCCAGGCTGTTAAAAGCCCACCATTGAACGCCATCAACAATCAAGGGCGAACGCATAAGCTTTGTCTTAAAGCCAGCCCCAGACTGTTTAAACCAAGCGGTAGAGCCGGAAGGCAACAGGTTATTCTTGATCGCGTCACCGGCGATAGTGATTTGTTGCTGAACCTTCTTGATAAAGGTTGCTTCCGGGCTAAAGCCAGCAGCCGCAAAAACAGGGGCAGTAGTGGCTTTAGCCTTATATTTGTCAGTAAATGACATTTTGCAAACTCCATATTCAAGTTTTGAAAGAGCGTAGCGGGTTGTTGCCAACCGCTTAAAACGAACTTTCTATCGAATAACGCACGGTGTCAAACAATTTTTTGTAGAAACGCTTATAAAAAATCTCAGGCAAAATTTCAAATATGATGTTGCAATATTTCAAAGATAGAGCGATAAGAGTTTTACCAACCCGCTAATGAGGTTGGAAACAAACTTGTGGTGCAAAAATGAACGAACTTAAAGCAACAAACATTTTGGAAATGCGTTCCGCCTTCCTTCTCCCGTTTGAAACTGAGACGGTTTTGAAGCACTTGAAGCCCGCAAATGATGCGTTTGCCGATGGTGGCAAAGCCTTCTTGGAAGAATGGGCAGAAGAGGGGCGGGCTTAGATGGTTGTTGAAATCTACACAGAGGGCGGAAAGCTCTTGATCCGCAAACAGCTAGGAAGTTGCCTAGAAACTGCCCTGGTAGCCGCAACGGAGGTTGCCACGTTGATCAAAGCGTCTGTGGCCTTCTCGGTCAAGCGTGACGGCCAGTTGTTCGCAACTGGCCTAGCCTTCCGCAAAAGGAAGCTGGCAACCGTCTAATTAACCGGCTAAAACCCGCGTGGTGAAGCTCTAAAACGCTTCACACGCACCAACTAGACGGGCTGGGGCGACGGTTCCAGCCCATTTTTTATGTGGGTGACAAGAAAAAAGGGAGGCTCGAAGCCTCCCTTTCATATTAAGCTATCGGCAGGGGTCGAACCTATCCCAAAGTATGGATTAAGACGCCTGTGTGGTCGCGTCTGGTACTGCAACAAGGTAAGCTGTATCAGATATGACCTTGCGGGCCGCTGTCTTGGCTGTGAGGCGGTCTTGTTGCAGGGCTGGTAGCTTAGTGGTGTCAAACGCCAAAGCCGTCCAGGTGTCCTCTAAACCGCGTGGAATGTAGCTATCAAGTGTGGCTAGATCGCTAATCGCTTGGTTGCGTGAAGCCCAATCCACGTTACGCTTCAATTGGTCTGCTGTTAGCGGTACGAGCGTTGGTGTCCCAACCACTTCACCATTGACCAACTCATAAGTGTAGCCAGTGCATGTGTTAGCGGTAGCATCAAATGGCTGCTCATTCACTGGATAAACTCCAATAGCAGAGCGTTCATCGCCTGTTAGACCGCGTAAGTATGCATCACTATAATTGACGCTATCAGTTGAAATATTGGTTGATATAAACCATTCATTATTATCTAAAATTGCCCACATTGTATTATTTTCCTTTTATCTTGCTGTTGCTGGTGGGACGTTTGACCCACCAAATGGATTTTCCGCGAACGCGGCATATATAATCGTTGCCCCGCTTAAACTTGCATCATCACCAGAACCACGGCACATAAAGCCGTTTGATAGAAAATCAATCGATGTTCCAGTATTTTCTGCTGCTGATGACATGACCAATCTATCATTCACAACGTTAAATGTGTTTCTTGCTGTATCTACTAATAGCCAATTACCAGAAGTAGAAGTTGATGCTTTTAACAAAATAAATTTAGGCTTAAATCCAGTGTAGACGAACGTATTTGTTGCCCCTGTATAACTGCCTATCTTGCTAAATCCTGACACTTCTGCCCACAAGTAGGCAACATAAGTCGCACTTGCATTTAGGAAGCCCGTTCCAGCAGTTGCTTGAAATTGGGTTGATGTTGGTAAAGTTGTTCCCCAAGCGTTCGTTAAGGAAGCCGTAACAGCATTTGAATTCAACACAAGATAATTGTTTGTAGTCGTGCAAACGGCTGAGTGATAAACCATTGGTGCTTGTGCGGCACTACGGCAAGCAATGATGATCATCTTAGGCACAGCCCCAAGATTATGATTGACGGTCACAACCCCGCTTGCTGGTGCGGTAAACGTCTGAATGTCAAATCCAGAAGTTGATGATTTACGCCACATCCAATCCACCAAACTATCGCCACTATCATTGACATATGCTGGTGATGAATCAGTACCAAGGCTAAAGCCGTCACTATTGAAACTTGTCAAAGTGTTTGCGTCTGTAACTTCCATTCCGGCATTGTTTGGGACAATGTATTTTGTTGCTCCTCGCACACTGTCAAACCAACGGTGTCCTTGTGATAATGATCGTGTTTTAGTCCACACAAAATCAGGTGGAAATGATTTACCAGTGATGTTTGCTACTGCCCCTGTTCCTGTTCGTGTATTTACATCAAAGAAAGCCTTTGGTTTAGTGATTGAAACTGCTGGTAAGTTTGCTGAACACAAAGCCTTAAAGCCAGTTGGTGGAGTGTAAGCCCACGAGGTTTGACCAAAATTGGCTGTAACGGTTTTTGTAGAGTTTGTGGATGATTGTGCTAACCAAGGGCGATAAGTTTTACCAGAAAGCCCGGTTACAGCCGGATTTGTTCCAGTTGCTGGATTACTAGAAGCCATCCAAACACCATTTTTAGAAAAATACAATTTACCGTTAGTTGCATCATAGGCAATACCAATAGTATCACCAGTGGCAAACGTCACACCATACGCTGTAGAAACACTGTTTACCCAAGTATTCCCATTGTTTCCGGATATTGTTGCGTAAGTCCCATCTGCTGCAATTATTCCAGCAGCAACCCCATTATCATACGTAGTATAAGCATCCATATGGATTTCCCAATAATATGCTCCTGTAGTCATCCAATGCGAACCAAATGGTCCAGATTGATTAACTACTGACCCAACTACAGTTGTTAAATTCGCATTGCTTAAGGTATATGAAACGCCAGTTTCAAGCGGATTCCATGTAGCGTAGTTATATGAAGGACTATCAACCATCTGATCAGTTGAAAGTATATTAGTGGGCGTCCAGTTGTTGCCTTTACCGCTCGTATCAGTGCCAAGCGATGCAGCATTATGAAATTCAAGACGAAAGCCGTTTGTTCCGTAGTTTTGGACGTTGGGCCTAATAGGAACCCAAACGCCGGTTACAAGGTCTGTCTTACCAAAACTTGTTGGAGTAAGGGCAAGTCCATCAACGAAGTTAATATCAGCCAAATAACCATCAAAATAAAATGGTGTTGTGTAATTTGGAAGTGGAGCACCTATATATTGTGGTGTGCTTGCTGTATTCCATAGAGAAATAGATGTATTTTGAGCCGGATAAATTGCTGTTGAAAATGATGTTACTTGTTGGCCGTTGACATACAAACGGACGCGGTTGGCGACGATGGCTTGAGTAGTATCAAACGCTACAACAACATGACAAAACGCACTTGGATCACGGAATACCTGTGTGGTTGTCAAATTTATAATGCTGGTATTACTTACAGCGTAGTTGAATACAAGCGAATCGGTGGACATATTAGTGTTACCGAAACCAAGTCCCCAATAGTTAGTTGAATTGGCGAAGTATCCAAAAATCGTGTTATCGACGCCCATTTGCCCACGCTTCATCCAGAATGATAAAGTTTGGGTAGTTTGGTTTCCGCTAACTGTTGGCGTTATCAACAACGAAGGGCTTACACTACTTCGGAAACGCAAACTGTTCTTAATTACAAAGCCGCCACTTTCTAATCCATTATCACTTAATACGCTCATTATCTCATATCCCCTATAAAAGTGCAGTGGATATGTGTTGAATCAACAACATGATACTGAATACGATCAACTGCTAATGGTGTGGTGGTTAATGTTGGTGCAACACCACTTGGAAACTTAAAATATGTTCCATAAGCAAATGTTCTAGCACCAGTGCTATCTTGATTGATTACGAACACGCCCTTCGCACCAACTGTTATATTTGTTGGATTCGCTAAAGTGGCGTTACCTGTTAGCGTGATAATGAAATCGTTTGTAGTGCTGAAATCTGGTGTAACGGTTGCTCCATAAGTTAAAGTGCCAATTGAACCGCGTTGCTGTGCTGTCCATGTGTTTGAAACTGTTGTTACGGCAATTCCAGTTGTTGGATTTAACAATATCCATTTTGCTAATGTTGTATCGTATTGAAGTTCAATCCAATGTGTGGAAATATCACCAGCAACCAATGGTAAGCCATTGCCCTTGACAATAGTTGCCGCTGTAATTGTTCCGCTGTTTGGTGTGAATGTTGGTGTTGTTGTTACGTTTGCAAAGCCTGCTTTAACCACCAATGTCATACCGTTTGTTAATGCGGTTATAGCTGGTGTGTAAGAGGCTGTTATTGCGTCTGCGGTTCCGCCTGCAATTGCGACCGAATAGGCGTTTTGTTGAAATCCAACTTTTGTTGCGTATGTTGTATTGACCGCAAATGCAGTTGTTATTAATCCATTAACGGCTGATAAAAGCTGTGATTTATTGGCTGAAGTTTGATCTAGAACTAGACCGGCACCAGTGACAACATTACATAATTCCTCTTGAACTACGTTTGCCCAATCTTGGGTTAGTGGTGTTGCTGGTGTCCCTAGAGATTTGTTACCTACTGTAAAATATCCGGCTGTCCCTGCTGTGTAGCTTGTATCTGCTGCTAAAACACTTGAATTATATGGATGATCAATTCTTTTCATTAAAACACCTTTTGTTATTATTTCTTATTTAATTGTTAATTGTATTTATCTAAATTATGAATATGTGAATATCAAAGTTGTTTCTGCTGGCTTAATTTTATTAAACAATGTTTCAAAAAACACGTTTGACCAACTAGCTAAAGGATCGCCAACAACCGAAGAACCAACACTAAAATAATATGTTTGTGATGATCCTACGTTAATTTGCCATGTATAAGCCCAATCATTGCCATTATATAAACTATCGCCAACACATGATGAACCAACCAAAAAAGGTCTAAATTCAGTTATTGTAATTGTATATCCAAGGCTTTGTGCAAGCGTTGTGAAATAGCTTATTGATTGACCGCCTGTTGAACGCCAAACGGTTATTAAGTTGTTTAATCTTTGTTGAACGGTAAAGCCAACGCTTGATAAGCCTGCCTCTTGTTCTCTCATAGGCAATAATTCATTTGTTGATAATGGATTTGCTTCTTCAATTAAAACATTTAATGTGTTTAACAAGTCCGTAAATGGCTGTGCAATACCAAGCCAAAATCCATCACTAACCGAATTTCCATTGAAAAGCGGTCCTGGTGGCAATAATGTCTTTAATTGTTCTGCTACTTGTGCATTTGTATAATTCATTTTTTATAATCCATTAAGCGTATGTAATAGTTCCCAACACAGGCAAATAACCTGTTGTGCAAACAATGTCTGTCATTGGTGATTGAACTTCAAAATATATAACGCCAACAGCACTTGATATGGCCTCATTAA